AACATTGCCAAAGCTATCAGCAAAAAACTAAATGCGGTATCAGTTAGCCGAGCAATGACGATTGCACGAACCGAAACACATCGAGCCGCAAATACAACACAATTTAGACGTGCAGAATGGGCAGCCAATACCGCTAATTTAGAAGTGGAAGTCGAATGGATTGCAACAAATGATAGCCGCGTGCGTGATAGCCATAGACACGTTGACGGCCAAAAACGACCAATGGGGCAGCCGTTTAATGTTGGTGGTGAGGCCATGAGATACCCTAGCGACCCTAGGGGGAGCGCAAAAAACACGATAAATTGTCGATGTGTTTTAGGTTATGATACGATAGAGCAATAAAAAGCCGCCCGTGGGGTGAACAACACAAGGCGGCTAGTAATCACATTAAAGCAATCGCTTAAATAGTAACGCATTTTCGGAGCGATTGCAAAATGCAAATTTTATATACAAAGGCTTTGTCATTAGTTGATAGCAAATTCACAGAGCAGCAAAAAGAAGGCGCATTTTCGGGATATGCGGCAGCGACTGGAAATGTGGATTTAGGAAGCGATATTATTCTAAAGGGCGCGTTTAGTGATTGGCTAAAAACAGCCGATGCTAGCCGTGTTCGTGTGTTGTGGAATCACGATTGGGACAGGCCAATCGGTAAAAACATGGCTATGAGCGAAGATGACAGAGGCTTGCTAGTAGATGGCGAATTGTTGCTTGATATTAAAAAAGCACAAGAAACACGGACACTGATACAAAACAACGCGATTGATGGTTTGAGCATTGGCTATCGTGTTGACGATTTTAGTTATGACAACAACGTGAGAGTTATTAAAAAGCTGTCAGTTTTAGAATACTCATTCGTCACATTTGCAATGAATCCTAATGCTATTGTAAATGATATGAAAAGTGCTAAACTAGATAGCGTACGAGACATAGAAAACTACCTGCGCGATGCTTGTGGGCTTTCGAGAAACGATGCAAAAACGCTTATTAGCAAAATCAAAAATAGTCGAGATGACGATTCACGATTGAGCAACTTAGCCGCGTCATTATTGAAACTTAACGAGACATTACGAGGTAAATAACCATGTCTAGTGAATTAGAAATTCAACAATTAGTGGAAGCTGCCACTAAATCCGTTCACGCTTTGCGCGAATCCCAAGAATCTGCTATTGCAGAACAGAAAAAACACGGCACTTTGTTAGCTGATACTCAAGAAAAGCAAGCCAAGATTGAGCAAGACATTGCAGTAATGTTGGGCGTGATTGATGAAATTAAAAAAGCCCAATTAGCACAAGCAGAAGCCAAACAAAATGGCGGCTTATCTGCTCAAGAAGTCGAAGCAAAAACAGCTTTGCATAAGTTTATATGTAAGCAAGCATTGACTGACAGCGAGCAAAAAGCACTTAACACATTGAATAACAATGATGGCGGCTTTTTAACAACTGCCGACACCAGTGGTCGCATCATTTCGCGCTTGCGTGATTTTAGCCCAATGCGTCGCTATGCAAATGTTAAAACTACTGGCAAAAGCCGCTTAACTGGCATTATCAATAATGGCCGAAATGCTTATTCATGGGGCGCACAAGGCGCAACTGTTGGCGAGTCTAGCACTAAGCAATTTGGCGAATATCAAATCGACGTTAAGAAGTTAATCGCTTATCCAAAAGCAACCGAAGAAATGCTTGAGGATGCAGATTATGACATCGAAGCGTTAATCATTGACGATGCAACAATGGGTTTTGCTGAGGGTGAAAGCTATGGCTTTTTGCTTGGTAACGGTGTGTTACAACCACGCGGCTTAATGACAGTGCCCACTGCTTACACAGGCGACAATACTCGCGCATGGGGTACAGTGCAGAAGTTCAAAACTGGCGTTAATGGCGCGTTTGCAGCAACACCTAACGGTGGTGACGTATTCATTGAAGCTGCTATGTCCTTACGTTCTGCTTATCGTAGCGGTGCAATTTGGGCGATGAATCGCTTTACTTTAGCTGCTGCAATGAAGTTAAAAGACAGCGATGGCAATTACATTTGGCAGCCCACTTGGAATTTACAAGACGCGCCATTTGGTACTATTTGCGGTATTGCAATCGCGCCTGACTTTGACCACATGGCCGACATTGCTACTAACTCATTGTCGATTGCGGTTGGGGACTTGAACCAAGCATATCAAATCGTTGATAAGCGCGGCATCTCGGTTGTTCGTGATAACATCACATCGCCTGGCAACGTAAACTGGTATATCAGCAAACGTACTGGTGGCGACGTGGTCAACTCCGAAGCCGTCCGTTTTATCGAATTTAAGGCTTAATTGGAGTACATCATGAGCGTTACTAAAGATTTACATAATTTAATCAGTGTTACCACAGCGATTGCATTAACCGCTGTTGCTGATGGTGAAGATGTTGCAGGTGTGGCGATTGACCGACAAGGCAGCGACGGCTTAGAGTTCATTTTTCAAGTGGGTGCATATACCGATGGTAGTGTAACTCCATTGATTGAAGAATCGGACGATGATGTTACTTATACCGATGTTGCTGATGCTGACTTAACAAACACTGAAGCAAGCGCGGCTTTGTCTGCCGCTGGTGTGTCTAGCATTGGTTATATTGGTGATAAGCGTTATGTAAAAGCAACCGCTGTAACTGCTGCTGGCTCAACTTTGAGTGTGGGCGCATCGGCTGTTAAATACGGCTTACGCTTACGCGGTGCTGTTAATCCTGCATAAGTTGCCAAAAACTAAGGGGCAGAAATGCCCCTTTTTTAGAGTTAAATAATATGTCTTTATTGATTACAGATGGAAGCGAACCGCTAACAACAGCCGATGTAAAAGCATGGGCTAAGATTGAAAACAGCGATGAAGACACATTAGTTAGCTCTTTGATTACATCATGTCGTCATGAAATTGAGTCATACACTAAAATGGTGTTATGCAATCAAACATGGCGCACGTTTTATCAATTCGATTATGCAAAAACCATCTTTTATTCTCCACGAATGACGGCCACCTCTGTCTCTGTTGACGTTGATGGGACAACATTAACAGTAGATACAGACTATTTGTTTAATTCAAATACAGGTCGATTAAAACTCAAAAACGAGTACGGCTCAGATAGTGAAATAACAATCACTTGGACAGTGCAAACAACACTCAGCGCACAATCAGCACTAAAACAAGCACTTTTGGATTTAGTCACTTATCGTTTTTACAATCGCGGCACAAGCGATATGCCTAATTTAGTTAGAGAAGTTATTAACAAATATCGGGTTTTTAACGTATGAATGTCAACATTGGCGAGCTAAAGCACCGCGTCACTTTTTGGAAAGAATCAAACGTGAGCGATGGTCAAGGCGGCTATGTTACGACTTGGGCAGAATTGGCAAAAGCATGGGCTAAAGTGGTTGAACAATCGCCGCGTGAGCGATTTTATCGAGGTGAAAATGCCCACACTCAAGGTATGACATTTACTATCAGACAGCCGCAGACTTTTAGTTTAGATACCCAAAGCTGCGACAAACTAAAGATTACGCACAGAGGCCGAGACTTTAGAATTGTTGGTATTAGTCAGAATAAATACAATTTAGACTTTTACGACATATCAGCAGAACAATGGGGAGCAGTGACGCAATGAAACAAAAAGGCGTGATGTTTTTATTGTATGCAGAAATCAGCAGCGTTATGACGTTAATCGCGTCTTGTATGACTAATACACTAACCGCAAATAATGAGATGGTTGATGTTACAGACAAGGCCACATTGTTTAGAAACTTGCTAGAAAATGCAGGTATAAGCAGCGTAAGTGTTAAAGCGCAAGGCATATGCAATGATAGCGCGTCATTCGCTTTTATTCGTAATCAAGTGATGACAGGCGGCCAATTTAATGCGCGTATAGATTCAGGTACAGGCGAAGTATATAGTGGATTATTTCAAATAACATCGTTTGAATCTTCTGGTGAGTTTAACAAAGCTGAATTATTTGCCATCACACTTGAAAGCGCAGGGACAACAGCATTTGTTGATAATGATTTTAGATTGTTAGAGGGTGGCGGTTTTAGACTGCTAGAAAATGGCGGCCGTAGATTGTTGGAGGCAGCATGACAACACTCTATCAACAATTTAGCCAAAAATTACAGCGTCATCTTGAAGCAAATTTGATTATTGCTGGTGAGATGGTCGCAACCGAAGTCAGGCGCAACATTAACAAATCACCACGCGGTGGCAGAACATACGTTAAAACCAATCCAAACCGAATACACAAAGCATCGGCAGCAGGTGAAAGCCCTGCCACGGATTTAGGTTTTTTGGTGCGTTCAATTCAGACAGAGCCTGACTTAGATAATTTACGGATTCGTGTTGTAAGTCTTTTTACTATTGCGCCATACGCGAGACGTTTAGAATTTGGTGACATGGCTAGAGGGTTACAGCCGCGCCCTTTTATGTTCAAGTCGTTAGCCGCAAAAAAGCAAAAAGCAGAGGATTTAATGAAAAAAGCATTAAACGCTGCAATTCGTGATATGCAGGGAGCTGACATACAATGAGCTTATTTAATGACTATGTAAAAGCTGTTTACACAAAACTAAATAACACAAGCGGCTTAACGGGTTTATTGAGTGAATCATTAGCAGATGACCAAGTATTTCCCAAAATATGGATTGAGGACGGTGGCGCGGACGATTGGTCAAACAAAGACGATAACGGCTTAGAAGCTAATATAAATCTCCACATAGGCTCACGTTATCGTGGCACTAAAGAATTGAGAGGGTTAATGGACAAATGCTATGCAGCATTGCATTTTGTCGATTTAACTTTAACCAATGGGCAATCGGTGTTATGTCAATTTACGCGGCATGACATTGTTACAGACTCCGACGGCATTACGCGCCATGGGGTTATGCGTTTTAATTTGCTAATCAGTGAGGTAATCTAAAATGGCAAAATTTAAAGGTCGCGAGTTAAGAATCAAGGTTCGTACAGCTACAAGTCCCGATACGTTTACGGTTATTGGTGGTATTCGTACTGAATCAATGACCATCAACAATGAAACAGTTGATGTTACCGATAAAGATGGTGGCGGTTTTCGTCATTTGTTAGAAGGTGCAGGTATCACAAGCATGAGCTTAAAAGGCTCAGGCGTTGTGAGTGATGACACTGTTTTTACAGACCATATCATGGCAGCTGTCATGGCCAATACTCATGTTGTACTCAAAATTGAGTCGGGATTAGGTGATGTTTGGCAAGGTACTTTTGCAGTGCCAAGTGCTGAACGTGCAGGCGAATACAACAAAGAAGAAACTTTTAGTATTACGCTTGAGAGTGCTGGTACAATCACTTATACCGCTGTTGTGTAATTTTGAAAGGGTGAACAATAAATGAATTCTAAAGGTGTTTTAACATTTAATTTGGGTGGTGTTGATTTTGATTTTGTGCCGACATTTGAGAACCTTGACCGTCTTGAATCAGTCACAAACAAGCCGATTTATGGCATAGCAAATCAACCAAAACTCAGCGATGCAATTAAATGTTTTTTAGCGTGTGCCAAACCGCAATTTGGCAAGCATCCCGAATGGTTTAACGCAAACGGACTGTTTGAGCGCATTGTCGCTGAAAACAAGACAGTCGATTTATGTTTGTTTTTAGTGCAATTTTGCTCAAGTGTTTTAAGTGCAGGTAGCGAGACCGATATTAAAACAGTCGGGGCAGAGGACGAAGACGTAAAAAAGTAGAAGACGGCTCAGCTTGGCTTAAACTATGGTCAAGCGCGGTCATTTACTTGAACATACAGCCGTCTGATGCTTGGCAACTCACGCCAAAGCTGTTTTGGTCGCTTTGGGATATGCACTTAGATAAAATGGAGCAATCGACAGGCAAGGCATACACGCGCCCGATGAGTAAAACAGAGTTTGAAGAATTAAACGACTTTTTGGACAGCATACATGGCAACAACTGATGATTTAGTTATATCAATACGGGCTGATGTTGGACGTTTAGAAAGTCAGCTTCGCAACATTGACCAACAACTTGGCAATACAACGCGGCAAGGTAACGAGACTGCTAGTGCTATTAAAAGTATGGCATTGCAGTTTTTGAGCTTAGGCGCGGCTGTTGAAGGGCTAAAGAAGCTAACCGAAGTCAATCGAGAGTTCGGAATCTTAAAAGCAGGGCTTGAAACTGCCACAGGCTCAATACAGGGAGCTAACCAAGCCTTTGCAGCCCTGCAACAATTCGCACAGACTACGCCCTACTCGCTACAGCAAGCCGTTGATGGCTTTACAAAGTTGGTCAATTTAGGTTTAACGCCAAGCGAAGCAGCATTGCAAAGCTACGGCGACACAAGCGCGGCTTTGGGTAAAGATTTAAGTCAGATGATTGAGGCAGTAGCGGATGCTGCCACAGGTGAATTTGAACGCCTGAAAGAGTTTGGTATTAAAGCGAAGAATCAGGGCGATACCATATCTTTTACATTTCGCGGTGTTACCGAAAATGTAAAAAACAATGCTACTGAAATCGAAAACTATCTAATAAAATTAGGTCAAGTAAACTTTGATGGCGCGATGAAAAAGCGCATGGAATCGCTAGATGGTGCGATTAGCAATCTAAGCGATTCATTCGATGCGTTATTTTTTCAGATTGGCGAATCAGGCGCGACAGAGATACTAAATACAAATCTTCGCAGGGTTGGTGATGCGTTTAATACCATTACAGCAAAAGTAAAAGAATTGCCAATCGGCTCAATAAATGACGCTTTTCAAAAACTAGGCGATGCTGTTTTGTTGGTGGCGGGATATAAAGCGACTAAATTTGTAGGCGCATTGGCACTAAGCACTCAAGAAACAATAAAAAACATTGCTGCACAATCAGCATTAAGAGCTGAAACACTTGCACAAGCCACAGCCGATGCAGCAGCAGCAGGACTTGCAGAGCGTAGGGCTATTGTAGAAAAAGATTTAGCAATAAGCGCGGTTGCCAGAGCAAAAGCAACCACAAACGCGGCAATTGCTACACAACAAGCCGCTATTGCTGATTTAGAACGCGCAACGATGGAGGCGCGATTAGCGGCAGGAACACAAAACGCAACAGCCGCAGACTTAGCCAAAACAATGGCAGCCGAGCGAGTTGCAGCTGCAAATGCAGCAGTAACAGTAGCCGCAAATGCAGAGGCAGCCGCTATTGCTAGAGCAACAACAGCCACAGCCGCAAACACAGCAGCCGCAACAGCGAGCGCAACAGC